AGTTATAACCTTTTCCGTCTTCACCATCATCTCTCTTCTTCCACGAATCCCATTCACCGAATACTTCTGGTGCTTGTTCCGATGCTTTCAGCATATAGTACTCGCCTGGATAATGTTTAATACATCGATACGCTTCTTTGCGCACAGCCGATGGAACTCTTGGAGTTTTCTTAGGATCCATTAGATCCATTAGGAACTGTCGCGTATTGTTTACTGCCCACCGACGTTCATTTGGCATTGTCATACTATATAATCTCCGATGAAATATAAAACTTTGACAGCACCATAACCTATAAGAAACCCAATAAAAAATCTGATTATTGTCATTATTCTTTGACCTCATATGTTACATCGTCAAAACCAGTGGGGAGTCGTCTTTGAAGTTCTTCGACCATACAAGCTTTAAGAGTTGGATTTACATTAAGTTCTAATACCGCCTCAATATGAGCAGTATCCATTTCAGCAATAGTTACATATTTAAGGGGTTGATCTTGATTGATACCATACGTCCCCCACTTTAGAATAGACGCTTGAATAGCATGTGGAGCGTCATCATAAATACATAAATCAATCTCATCACCATTCGCAGAACGTCTTACATAATCAAGTCCACCATCAACCATATAATTTTTACCATTGGCATCAGTATAAGATTTATAGTCATGGCGATGCGTCGATTCTAAGATCGTGCCATCAGGAGTTTGAATTGCATTACGTATTAAGTTATTCATATTATTTGTGTCCAAAAAGTTTGCGTCTTCGATATTCAGCAATAGTTTCTAGTAATTTTTTAGACCAATTATCACGATGTTCAATAAACACTTGAGCCCCTTCATCGCCAGCAATTACAGTAACTAATTGTGTAATTGGCATACCTGTTCGTTCTTCCCACATAATAGCATAAGCAGTTTCTTGTATGAAGTAACCCTCACACCATTCTTTTTTCTTTGACTTAGCAGCAGTCTTATAATCAATGATAGAATTTTTACCATCCCATACACCAACACAATCTACTCTACCAGCAATACCTAAATGTTCTGAGTACAATGCAACTTCTTGAGCATAGACCTTAGTTAGTCTAACATCAAGAATTTCTTTGACTTCCATGAAGTTAGACTTTACAATAAGATTAGCATCTTTTAAGTAGTCTTCCTCATTATCAACATAACGTTCCAACACAGAGTGGACTGCAGTACCACGACCAGAAGCTCGTCTAGATATTTTATTAGCTTCTTCGGCGCCTACTCTAGCACGCCATTCTCTAATGTGGTCTTCACTTAGTATAGATAGGACTGTAGTAACAGATGGATAACGAACGCCATTAGGAGCAGCGTATTTTCGCCCAGAGTCAGTAGTCTTAGCGACCAAGTCTTTATAGCCCAGATCAATTGGTTCATGTTTAAAATTTCCTTTATTCATACTTGTTTACGCCATGGACGTTTAGCGCCATCTTGAGGACGACCATTAGTAGCCATCTCTGATTTATAGCCATTGATTATAAAATTTAATTTATATTGATCTATACCACGAGTATTTTCGATAGCTCTATGAACTGCTGCTAATTCAAGATCACGTACAGGACTATTAGACTTTTGCTTTTCTTTATGGACTACAGTATATAGTTCATATAGTTTAAATTGCGACAAAGGTTTAATTAGATTGCGAGCTTCTGTATCGTAATCACGAATTTCAGTTTTTTCTTCATGGCGCCAGTTACTCATATTGTAGTTCCTTTCTTTATTATTTAATATAGGTATATTATATCATAGTTTAGAAATCATGTAAACGTTTATTTCACTATTACTTAGATCATTTAGTTATAAGGATATAACCATTAATCTAATTCGCCACGTTCAATCATTTCTTTAGTCATAATAAAATCTCTTACGAAGCCAGATCTTACAATGTCTTCCCACTTAAATTCTATATGATCAAATGCACGCATATTTTTAATAATATTAATAAAGTTATTAATGCCATCTTGATCGCCTTTGCGAGTAAAATCAGATTGATAATAATCGCCAGCCATGATGAATCTACAATCTTCGTCAAGTCTTGTTATAACTGAACAAAGTTCGTGGTAGGTACAATTTTGAGATTCATCAATAATAACAATTGCGTTCTTAAGCGTGATACCACGAATAAATGATGTTGTAAGAAACTCTATTTGTCTCGCACCAATAAGCTTTACCCAAGCATCTGAGTCTTCAAATAAATCATTAACAATTGCTTTATATGGAGCTGTGTAAGCATCTTCTTTTTCTTCTTGAGTACCAGGAAGAAATCCCATATCTCTTGTAGGTACAGCAGAACGTACAATGATAACCTTTTCAAACTCTTTCTTAAACACAGCTTCTAAAGCTAGATATAAAGATATAAAGGTTTTACCAGTGCCCGCTGAACCATCTAGACATAAATGATTACCACTTGCAAAAGAATCAAATACTAATTTTTGATTCTGAGTTAATGGATCAAGCTTTACTAGATGCTCTAATTTTAAACGTAATGGTTTCTTATTCATTTTGTATTGATATTTCCTCTATCAGCTGGGGGCATTCCACTTCGAATTCTTGATTGGACTTCTTTCCATCCTTCACCGGCTTTTTTTAAAACAGATCCACCGGTTTCTCCAATAATATTTGGAGCTGAAAGTACTTGTTGTATATTAGGATCTTTTGTATATTCTTGCATAGAAGAAATAGACATCATCTTAGACTCTACTTCTCCAGTTTCTAGATTTTTAAAATCATATAATGGCATTAAACCACTCCGGTTGTTTACGTTTAGTCCAACACATGTTAAACTTTTCTTGTTTGGTCTCATAGAAGTTTCTATACGACTTAACAGCATCAGTGCCGCCTAATCCAACAACAACGCATTCAGGATTAGAACCCATTGCTAACTTATAGGGCGACTTAGATTCTGTATGCTTGATATTAACTGGTAGTTTTTGTAAAACATTTCGAAGTTTAGTATCTGTCATATGAACCTTTCCATATCTATATGTATACTCATCGCAAAGTGCAATAAAATGTTCATAGTGCCATTTATAGTTTTGACAGTTTTCACGTGTCCATATAGTTGAGGGGTGGTTAAAATGGCATGCTTTATATAACAGTGTTTCACGTTCATCTTCTAGTTGGAAGTACTGGATCATTGAACCTGACTTTGAGGGTCTACGTTCCATAATACCATCAACCATTCTATGGACTGTTGATAGCATTTGAGCTGATTCAACAATCATTTTAACAACGTGTTTATCACATTGGGACTGTGCTGCTATCACTGGATCATCATCTAAAACAAATATATTCATATCGATTCTTCATTATCTAATATAGGTATATTATATCATACTTTTAAGCAAATGTAAACCCCTTAGGTGAAAATAAATGAAATTAATCACCTAAGGGATTACTATCAATGCGCCTTGCTAATTGCCTCCATATCATCTAAGAAATGATTTAAATGCGCGATTTTCTTCTCCATTTTATACGCTAACACATCCTTTCCTTTTTTTATTAATTTTTTCTGATAGTATAATGCCTCATTTCGATCCTTCCTAAGGCGTTCAATTTGAATATAACTCATAAGCAATCTCCGGGTTAAGTTAATTGAAACTATCATGATATAGATTTTTGTAGTATAGATCTCCTATTTTTTGATTAAATTTGGAAAAGCGCCTTTAATCATAGCCTTTGTAATATATTTGAGTTTGATATTTTTATCTTTGGCATTACAGAATAATTGCGCATCTTCCGGATGAATTGCTTCTAATAAATCGATAAAGATTGTTTCTCTTTTAAATTGATTAAGCTTTGGAGTAGCAGCTTGTACAAAGTTCGCAAACTTTGGATATTCGAATCTAAGCTGTTTTGGTAATTTTTGACTAGTAATATCAAACTTTTTAAATGGTGGCTCACCTGGTGGTAGCGCCAATTCGATTGTTTCATCAAAGTTGATACGTAGTATATCCCTAAGAGCTGTACAGTCTTGAGATTGTAAATATTGAACTCTTTCTCCTTTAGTTCCTAGTTTGTTAGCACTTTTTAACACTTCGCTAATAAGTGGTTTTATTGCTGGTTTAGCCATTGTAAAATTCCTCTACGCATTCAATCAATAGATTGCATCGTTTTTTAATAAGATAGTTTAGTACTTTCATTTTCATTGGAAGCTTTTGTGTTACGTAAGTATTTATAATATTTTCACTATGAACTTTTGGAATGTCATCTAGATCAATAAGAGTTTTATTCCTTTGAAAGTTTCTATACTCGTCGTGTGACATAACTTCAGATAGATTATCTACGTTTTCAGTCCAAAACTCTAGCTTCTTTTTAGTTATAGGACTTTGACGTATTCCATCCATAATAGCATTATCAGCAGATAAGATATTAGGAATTCCATCGCCTTTATCGCCTCTACAAATATGTTCAAACTTATAAGTCCTAGGGTTCTTATCAACAACGAATTTCTTTTGTATTGGTGAGAACTGTTTAACGTTATTATATTTGTGTAGTTGAATAAAGTCTTTATCAGATGAGATAATCATCACTGGTTCATGTTGGCCAAACTCTTGAGTGTTGATAGTAAGAGCACCAATAACATCATCAGCTTCGCATCCATCTAAATGTATTACCTTATACGGAAAGTGTTCTTTTAACTCTTCACGTACTAAGTTTAAGATTCTAAAGATCTCGCCCCAATCAACTGTAGATTGTTCATCACGATTCTTTTTACGCATTCCTTTATATACAGGAAAGTAATCTTTACGCCAGTAACCAGCACCATCAGCACAGATTACCATTTGACCATACTCTTTCCGATACTTTTTATTATACATACGAATACTGTTTAGTATCATATGACGTATCATATTTTCATCATTAAGCTTTTGTACAATAATATTAGATAGCGCTATTTGGCTATAATCAAGTAAAATCATTCATCAATACCCATTAGTTTTTCATATAAATTATTAAAGTCATCATGTAAAAAATGATGAACTCCACCGTAACGCATTAACATTGAAGAGACCATATTCATAATAACAAACATATCACGAGATTCAGGTAAGTCTTCATCTCTAAAATCTAGTTCATCAAATTCGCTATGATCGTTTAACAATACTTCCTCTATTACAAGAAGGACAGTTTGAGCAGCCTCTCTACATTCTTCAACGTATTCTTCGTATTCAGTTCGTATCTCAGCATAGTCGGCGTCAATAGCAGCTTGACGAATATGCGTTGGAAACTCTATTACTTTACTCATACATTATCCTTATTTAATAGATATATTATATCATACTTTTAAGCAAATGTAAACGTTTATTTTAAAAAACTTTTAACAGCGTTTCCACCTAGCTTAATCTGAATGATACCATTATAGTAGTCATCAGTAAACAGCACCTCTCTATCAAACTGTTCCTTTGCTTCCATGTATGAACATTCACCCTTAGTCTTACAAAGGTGTAATATCTCCCTATAAAATCCATCGTCTCCCATCTTCTCATGATGTTCTTGAAGATGCTTATTAGAACCCCAGTACGTCTGCCAATCAGATTCAACTAAGGTTTTCTTTCTCCTCTTTCGAGTCTTGGTTATTCCTAGAGTCTTTTGAGACCAGAAGAACTTCTTTCCAACATACTTCTGGGATGTTGCTAGATTCGTTATCAGGTAGACAAAACCGTAAACGTCTTTGTGATTGAAGTCTTCTGGCGGTAGCCATTCTGAACCTTGATAGTGCCATGTCATTACTCGTCGTTAAAGTCTAGTTCTTCTAGAGCTTCATCCTGTTCTTCACCACAATGTGGACAGAATAAAACTATCTCGTCTTCCTGATGTCCAACAATGCTTCTATTATAACAAACTTCACAGTTAACTACTGATCGCTTCATATGTTATCCTATGTTTTTAAATTGATCCCAACCGCCAATAGATACACCATCAACTTTTATTTGTGGGAAGGTCCTTGCAAGAGGGAATTTCTTTAATAGCTCTTCACGATTAAAGTCCTTTCCAAGTTCGAATACTTCATATTCCGCTATACCATAACTCTTTAAGTTTTCTGCTTTCTGCTTTGCGTACTCACAGAATGGGCATTGACTCTTGCTATAGATTTCTATTTTCATCATAAACTTAATCCTTTTAACGCATTACTATCTATATCTTGTTTAACTCCACCAATTACATAAGAGCTGATTTCTGTTTCTTGTGGAGCAACTTGTACATTACCACCGCCAATCCACTTTTCAGTCCATGGTAATGGGTTTGCTTGTGGAACTACATAAGGGCATGGTAATCCAATAGCTCTCATTCGCTTACAACCAATCCATTCAATATAATCTGCTAAGATCTTTTCATTAAGACCAATCATAGAACCATTTTTAAACAAATAACTAGCCCATTCTTTCTCTTGGTTAATTACTTCTTCGTATAATGCAATTGCTTCTGGTTCCATTTCCTTAGCAATCTTTTCAAAATCTTTATCTTCTTTCTTAAGAAGTTTTAACATAGTTGTAGTTGATGCTAAGTGAACATTCTCATCTCGAGCAATTAACTTAATAATCTTTGCGTTACCTTCCATCTTTTTAAGTTCAGCAAATGCCCAAGAACATGCAAAAGACACATAGAATCTAACACCCTCTAAAGCATTAGCACTCATCATAGCCATCCAAATAGCACGTTTATGATTCATTTTACTTATAGATGAATTATGATTAGCCTCAATAAGATCATCATAGTATTTAGCAATAGATTTACCGCAGTCCATAATATTCTTTTGATTTAATAGATCATCAAATACAAAAGATGGATCTGGATAAATATTACGAATAATATGCGTGTACGATCTACTATGAATTGTTTCTGAAAACGACCATGTTTCAATCCAGTTCTCTACTTCAGGTAAAGATACTATAGGAAGAAATGCTAGGTTTGGAGCACGACCTTGAACGCTATCAAGTAGAATCTGCCGTTTAAGATTACTTGTAAAAATATGTTGCTCATTTTCTGTAAGAGAATTAAAATCCTTTTTGTCTTTAGAGACGTCTACTTCTTCAGGTCTCCAAAAGAAACCTAATTGCTTGTCTGTTATTTTATCCATTTGTGGATACTTTACTTCATCGTATCTTTGAATATCAACCGCTTCATCCAAAAACATCATTTTAGAAAGATGCGATTTTTTATTCTTCTTCAATACTGCCATTAATTTTTCCTTGTTTTCTAAATCGTTTATTATAACCTTTTTTAATACTAGCTGATACTCCTGGTCTAGTTAAATAGCAGTAGAATCCTTTAGCGCTTGTAAGAGCATCCCATTCAGCTCCACCCTTCATTTTTATTTTTGGCCTTTTTTTCATATTTTACATGATTCACAATCGTCGTCCTCATATTGTGAACTCTCTCCATCGTATGCATGATGGGTTGTTTCATCTGTCATTTCTCCAGCCCCATCAAACGTATTGAAATAGTAAAGTTGTTTTAATCCGTACTTATATGCTGTTACCAAATCAGTCATCATTACAGACATAGGAATCTTATTATCTTCGAAGTGTTCTGGATTATAAGATGTATTTACACTAATGCCTTGATCAATGTACTTTTGTAGAATCGCACAGATTTTAAGATAACCATCAGGAGACTTTTGATCCCATAATAGGTCATACTTATTTTTAAGGTGATGATACCCAGGAACAACCTGAGCCATAACACCATCTTTAGACTGCTTGTAACTAACTAATGCACGAGGTGGTTCAATACCATTCGTGCTATTAGAGATTTGAGCGCTTGTTTCAGCTGGCATAAGTGCCATTAGAGTAGAATTGCGGGTTCCCGTTTCTTTGAGTTTCTCTCGAAGCTCGTTCCACGGTAGTCTTTCTTTATGCTCTATTAAATTATTTAGCTCTCTTTTATATGTATCAATTGGCAATACTCCATCGGCATATTTAGTGTGATCTTTCAAAGGTATTTCACCTTTTTCAACTGCTAATTGCTGAGAAGCTTTAATTAAGTAATATGACCATGCTTCAGCATATTCATCTACAGTTTCAAATGCGCCTTCGTCATACTTAAGTCCACGTTTGGCTAAGAAGTACGCTAAGTTAATAATACCAATACCAAGTGGTCTACGATTCATAGTACCCTTTTCAGCAGCTAGTACTGGATAGTTTTGGTAATCAAGTAATTCATCTAATGCTCTAACACTTAAATCACAGTACTTTTCAAATTCAGCAGGGTTATTAATAAGACCCCAATTGATTGCTGATAATGTACATAGAGAGATTTCTCCATCTTCAGGATTATCTGACAATGGACTTGTTGGTAGATCAATTTCGCAACATAGGTTACTCATACGAACTGGAGCAACTTTAGGTTTAAATGCGCCATGTTCATTTGCATGATCTACGTTCATGATGTAAATTCTACCAGTATCTTTACGTTGTTGAATAAGAGTAGAGAATACATCAGTTGCTGGTAATGTCTTCTTACGAATAGAACGAGTCTTTTCGTATTTTTCATATAAAGTTTTAAACTTATCTTGATCATCAAAGAAAGACTCATACAAACCAGGTACATCATTTGGACAAAAGAATGTAATATCCCCACCAGTCAATAGTCGCTCATACATTAGCTTATTAACTTGGAATGCATAGTCCATATGTCTTACGCGATTTTCTTCAATGCCTTTGTTGTTTTTAAGCACAATAAGATCTTCAAATTCATAATGCCACATTGGTAGATATACAGTAGCAGCTCCACCACGAACGCCGCCTTGAGAACAAGATTTAACTGCAGCTTGAAAATACTTTAAGAATGGAATCAAACCGGTATGAACAACTGAACCATCACCAACTCTTGAACCTTCAGCTCGGATAGAACCAGCTCCAATACCAATGCCGGCCTTCTTACTAATATATTTTACAATAGAGGTGGCAGTAGCATTAATACTGTCAAGATTGTCGCCAGATTCGATAAGCACACAACTTGAAAACTGACGCGTCGGCGTACGCACGCCAGCCATAATTGGAGTAGGTAACGAAATGTAGAACTGAGATATCGCATCGTAATAATCCTTAACATATTTTAGTCGAGTTTCTTTAGGATATTTTCCAAACAAAGTTGCTGAAATCATCATATACAATATTTGAGGTGTTTCATAATGAACTTTAGTCTTTCGATCTTGAACTAAATACTTACCTCTAAACTGTTCCATACCAGCAAAGGTGAATGTATCATCCCTATCGTGTTTAATTGAAGCATCTAGTTCTAATAGTTCTTCACGAGTATAGTCCTGCATAATTGCGCCATCGTAAACTCCACGACCTACATTGTCAATTACAACTTCAACTAATGGCTTTGGCTTAAATTGGCCATAAACTTCTTTACGAAGCTTATAGGATATTAATCGAGCTGCAACATATTGATAATTTGGAGTATGATCAGAAATTAGTTCTGCAGCTGATTTAATAAGAAGTTCATGAATATCATATGCTGGAATCTTATCATATAATTGTATATTTGCTTTAATTTCTATTTCGGAGACTGAAACTCCCGATATATCGGCAGTAGCCCATTCTAAAACTTTGTGTACTTTTTCTAAATCAAAGTCTTGTGATGTGCCATTGCGCTTAGTTACGTGCATCGTCATAAGTGGTTATCCATCATTCATAGTTTATTAATTAGTAATAGTATATATTATAACATAAAACCCACGCTTTGTAAACGTTTATTTTATTTATTTTTTTTCAATTCATTGACGATAGCCTTTTGAATAACAGGAAGTTCCCATATAGTCATAAAATCAGCTTCTAGATGATCCAATCGATCAGCTTGAAGTGGATATTGTTTTCTGAACTTTGCGTCCTTTTTAGCCAATTCAAGGTCATACTTTTCAGCAAAGTATTCCATATATTGATCGACTTTCTTTTGAAACCATATACCCATAGTGGTACCTTGAAACCATTGGTAGAATGAACTACCAATGACTGAAGATAATATTGATTTAAGCGTAAGTATTAATAGCCAATGCATATTACTTCTCCGTTTTAGCTAGTTTTTTAATAGCTGTAACATAGTTAGGCATTCCATGGTCTACAACACCATCAAAGAATGTCCATCTTTTCCATGACTGAATAATACCATAAAAGAAATCAGTCCACGTTGGCTTTAACGCCTTATCACCAAATCGATTAAAGTATATCATAGTACCATGATGTCTAAATCCTAACCATGCTGGTGGGATTCTGCATACAATATCGTTATTATTCATAAATCTAAAATGATCACACTTTAAATTTTTGATGAATTGTTTACCTCCGACTCTCGGCGATCCGAATGTAAAGAGTTCTTGAGGTTCATAACGCGTGGCACTAATAGTAGCCATAGCAGCACCCAGACTATGCCCAGTAAAATACACATCCTTTCTTACCTTTAATTGATCGTTATGTTCTAGTTCTTTTACAATATCCATCCAGACATCATCAACTTCTTGTTGAAAGCCACCATGAACTTTACCTCCAGCTATTGCTGAATTTTTAATGACTTTAAGATCGGCCATAACATCATTGAGTTTGTTTGGTTCTGTTCCTCTAAAGGCAAACCATATATCATTTTTAGTAGTTGCCACAAGTACTTCAGCACCATCTCTACTAATAATTTTACCTGAAGTAAATCCAAGCTTTTTACAAGCCGTATCTGCAGGCTTAGGATTCATATATGCAATAGCTGAAAGTTGAGCAGCAATCTCAGCTCTTTCCCATATAGTTAATCTATTCTTCATCTTGTTTTTTGACATTGTCATTTTCCACCTTTATTGTTACGTCTCTATAATAGACTATTACTTCACCAAGTTGGTTAATATATCTTTTAATTTCTTGTGTATTATATGCCATTAATTCGTAATCTGCTACAGTCATAGCAACAAACACAGTATCTCCGCCATGTTTCTTTTTAATACTATCAATGAACTTATCTAGGTGGGTATATCCTTCAGGGTATAGATTTTCTTTACCTAGTTTACAATCTGATTTGCCTTCTTTATTCTTTAAGCACTTTTCAATTACTTTAGCATCTGATACTACGTACCATCTTGGTTCTTTTAATTTTAAAGCTCTTGGTAAAACTGGCTGGACAATATCAATTTGTATTGGTTTAGTTATTATTTTTACTTCACGTGGTGGCTGTTGTAATAGACTACAACCACTAATCGTTAAGAGCGCTAATGCGAATGCTATCTGCTTCAATGGCATCAAAAACCTCCTTAGTTCCATTATTAATTCTTGTTTCAATTAGTCCAGGCTTAGCGCTTGCTAGTTTGGCAATGTTATGTCTACGGAATATATCCATATATTCAGACATTTGAGTTTCGTATTGTTGATTTTGAACCTGAAGACCTCTTAATGAATTAGAGGTCTTTTCTAGATTATCTTGAATAGCTTCTATAGCGGCTTTTTGTTCTTGATCTCTTAAATCTTGAGCTAAAATAACCTTTGTTTGTTCTTCTAGCTTGTTTTTCATTGGCACGACAGAAAACTGATAATACATCATACCAGTAAAACCCATAGCAACAATAATTCCAATCAATATTTTACTCATATAATTTTAACCTATATTAGAAGTCTAGACCTTCCTTAGTAATCTTAAATGAATCTGCAGAAGCAGCTTTAAGAGCGGGATCTTTCCATAATTTCATAGCTTTATTAATTGCTTCAAAACCAGAACGAGCTTTAACAACTTGCTTGTCGCCTTTCTTAAGCTTATTAACTGGCTTTTGAACAGTGACTGTCCAAGTTGACATAGCTTCTCTAATATCTTTAAACGTTTTCATTTTTTGCTTCCTTTTTTGCTTCAGCAGCTCTGCGCCTAGCCACTATTCTTTCTACGAATTTACGACCAGCTTTGGTTCTACCATCGTATAGATCTTTCTTTTTCTTTTTCTTAACAGCATCGGGTGGCATAGATACACCACCCGATGCTACTGAATTTGCTGCTGCGTCTTCCCACATATCTTTAAATGTTTTCATCGTTTTAAATCCACGCTAGTTACTAATATTGTTTGTTTAGTTAAAAGATGTTCTACTTGGTATACGTTTAAACCAAATATTTCTCCATAAGCCTCTGTAAAATCAATGGCCTTTACCTTAGTGTTTGCATTAGCAATAACTTCACCGGTGTTTGGAGACGCAATATCTTGAATTAATGTATATGTTCCCGGACATAGTTTATTATTCTTATCAAACCATAAAGCACTTTCTGATATATCGCTTCCAATAAAGTCTTCAATATCCTCAAATACTTTATCTAAGATTTCTTTGATCTCATCATCAGTAAGACCTGTATTTTCTTTAATCAAAAATAAAGCTGATGCGTACGATGCCAGTTTAGTTTGACCAAATGGTAACTTATTGAGTAGCCGTTTTACATTAAATACTAGTCTATGAAAAACCGTGTAAGCTGATTTTTCTTGTGGGGTTTTTCTATCTTTAGCCTTCTTAAGGATCTTTCCTTCAGCATCAATAATGCCTAGTTCATATGCATCGGTCTTATCCCAAGACGAAACTAATAGCTTTAGAAATCTAAAAGCGTAAAATAAATCTGCTGTTCTTGAGACTACGCTCATTAAAGTTTCCTCAGTTTGTCTATTATGACTTGATCTAATGGTATTTCTACCTTAGCATCTTCTGGTAAGTAATTTAAGAAGATTAAAAAAGTCTTTAATATAGAATAATGTTCTGGTTCTATTTTAAACCACATCATTCTATTAGCTGCTTCTATACCAAAAACATTGTATAAAACAATGATATGGTTTAAAATAAGTCTTTCTTGAAGATCTTCATATTGTTCATAACGTCTAAGTAATCTTTTAAGATACTTAAACCGTGTTAAATCTTCTTTAAACTCTTCTACGTCACAACACTCAGGATTATTGTAATGCTGTGACGCATAGAGTTCAAAATTTCGGCTATTAAGTTTGTCAAATATTTTCATCATATATTATCTATACAAGATAATTTAGTCTTCCTCGTTATCAGCCTCGTAACCAGCATCGACGTAATCAAAGAATTCTTTTTTCTTATCACCTTCTAGTTCGCCTGGTGATTTAATACCAAACTTTTTAAGTGCTTTGTTGAAGAATGCTTTGTACTTAGCTTTATCTTCTAAAAGAGTATTCATAGCATGAGCTTCTTCAATTACAGCTTCGCTTACTTCTTCATTAGCTAGTTGTAATGCTGCTGCTACTTCTTTATCTTTAGATAAACCTTTCTTCATCTTTTCGATTTTCTTAACGGCACCAGTCATATTACCACTCATCTTAAGAGCAATATCTACAGCTTTCTTAATAAGTTTCTTATCAACTGCTTCGTCAAGATCTTCATCGTCGTCGTCGCAAGATTCTTCTTTAACTACAGAGCCATCTTCTTTTTCACCAGACTTCTTAACTTTATGCTTGCCTTTAAACTCTTTTTCGCCTTTAGCTTTAGGCTCAGCCACTTCATCAACTTCTGGCTTGTCATGGGTATAACCCTTCTTAGCAAGAGCTTTATGTTCAGCTTCGTCTTTAGCCACTTCTTTTTCACCAGTCTTTGGATCAAACATATCGTGTGGATATTTAACTTCTTCTTTTACTTTACCTTCTAATACATCGCTGGCTGCTTGAGCTACGCTTGCAATGATATCGTCTTCATATTTTTTCATCAGTATTCTCCTATTTTATGAAAAGCATGCCCGTAATAGCTGTAGCGGCTGCCGCAGCGATAATCCAGAACAATTTATTAATTATACTTACTGTTGCCGCATTTTCACGTACGACCTGATCTAACTTATCAACTCTATTTATAAGACCTAATATTTGCTGCCCTTGTTGCTTATTAATTTCAACGAGAGTTATAATTTTTTCTTCAGCTCTAGCTAAGGCAATAATAGCCTCGGCCATTTGATCAATCTTGGTCTCTATGCGATCAAGTCTTAATTGAGCTTCAGCTCTTTGCTCGTGAGCAGTAACATTAGACATATTTGTAAACCCTACATTTAAGAGGTGTTACCCCTTTGATTAATCTATGATATTCAGTACTTTTGATATCGAACACCATTCCTTTTTTTAATAGCCAAGGCAAGCATTTCTGTATTTGAAATTGCCAACCTTCGCCTTCTAAAATTTCTATTTCTCTGTCTTCAAAGTCTCTATGCCAAACGAATTCAGCATCTTCACACATTGGGTCAAAGGTTCTTACCTCTCCATTTTCCCAATATGGTTTACCAAAAGTAAGATCCACCACCTTTAAGCCCCAAGTCTTTAGCATACTTTGGGAGACGACATGCCCAATAGCCTGCTTTCATTTTATCAGTCTTAGTATCACAGTTGTGGCGAGACGCAAAGTTTCTTGCAGCATCTCTATCTCCAATCTTTGATGTAAGACCACCCTTCTCGTCGCCAAATTCTATTTTCTTTACGTTTCCTGTCTTGGTATTTCTAACGTAAACAACGTATTTCTTTTTACCACTAGATCGCTTAGGTTTATTTAACTCAGGCTCAGCTGCTTCATCAATTTCAATCATAGGTTGTTCCAAAGGTACATGTTGACCTTCATAGATACCAAATCTTTCTTCAATATGTTCTAAAAAATTATGCATGATCATCTCTCCACCTTTGAACTTCTGCCTTAGCAGTAGCAATATTCTTATATCCAGTTATGGGGTATCTTGGAGTGTCTCCGCTCTTATCAAATACAGTTGGCAACACTTTCTGACTACCGTCCTTATTGAACTTCATAGAGTCCATACCTGACAAACGAATTTCGAACTTACCATCAGAGGTTACATGTTTAAATACTTTTTTGTTACCTGCATCATAACCATCTGGAACTTTTTTCCATTTGATCTTAGCTTCAGTAATATATTCTTTAAACCCGTACATTAGTTACCCTTTATAGTTCGTACTAACTTACTTATAATCATTTTAATAGCGACTTGATACGCCCAACCATATCCATAAAACACATGGAACGTATGATTTTTTTCTATCTTATCTTTGCCACCAAACTTTCTAGTCCAGTTATCTACGTATTCGCCTTTGTATCTTAACACAGCATGCGATACTTTCCACTTACTTGGACCTACTAAACAAATACCAGCTTGATGCGTAAGTAACATCCACCACATTTTAAGATGACTTTCGCCGCATAGTCTATATAGAATTGATAGAGAATAGTCTTCGCAATCACCAACAAATTTACCTTTATCATCAGCTGAGTATATAATCTTCCACGAATCAGCAGCACCAAATTGATCTTTATCAAGCTTGTACTTCCACTTTGATGTAAACGATGATACTATTTTATCTCTTGCTTTTAATTCATCTGCATTATTCATTTTTTCTGTCCTTTTATCCATCTAGTAGCAATTGCGTTTTCAGGTGCTTTGGCTGCCCAAGTTTTTATTCTTTTAAACGCCCCAATTGTTTGACTTTCAATATCAGAACCTTTAGAGTTATCAACAATGATTAATCTATTTCTAAATAACCCTTGGAATTTACCAATATTCTTTTGAACATCTTTCCACATTTTAGTAACTAAACCGTCTTCTAGAGATCGATCTCTTAACTTGTTTCTTTCTAATGCAGTTTCTAAATCTGTATTAACAAATATCATATGAACAGCATAGCCAATTTCTCTTAACATATCAACTTGCTTTTTAATCTTAGCATAGTCCTTACCAGTACCATCAATAACAATACCCATTCTACCTTGAAGAGCAAAGTTCATTTTCCTACCAGTAATTGCTTTTGCTTTAGCTCTTACAGATTGACCTTGAGCTGACGCAATGTCCTCTGGAGAAGCAGTAAGTCCTGCTTTCTTTAATCCCTTTTCAAAAGCATCATCAGAATTAATTAATCTAAAACCTAATGCTTGTAAAGCTGTTTTACCTACAACAAATGATTTACCACTACCGGGACCACCTGCTAGAAAAATCGCTTTAAAAATAGAAGGATCATTTACACCTTCCATAAGTTCTAAATGTTCTTTAAAATTATCCATTATTTTTTAATATCGTATCTAAATGATTTATCTTTAGCTTGACCTTTCTTTGTAATACCATAGCCAGCCATTTGAGCTAGTGTTTGTAACTTAGGCCAGTTCTTTTCAGATTTTTGTTGGCGTCTAGCTTTAAACATATCGTCTTTAATCTTTTTAAATAAAGTATCAACTATATCCATATCATCCATTACAAGAGGAGATTCATCTATAGAGTCTTCTTTAGCATACTTAGCTTTAAGTCTATCTAGCTCAGCTTTACGATCTTTAGCTCTCTTATCTAGATCAACACCTTTACCCTTTAAGCGTTTAGTTAATCTTGATGCAGCTGATTTAGCTTCTTGGATTTCTTTAAATGATTTCATTACTTTCCCCTTACCTTTGCAGCAAGATCTTTATCAGCTTTACCCCAAGTACCGGAAGATTTAGTTACAAAGGAATTAACTCGAGCTAAACCCCACTGAGTTGGATTTGTTCCTGGTCTATGGCTTGACTTCCACGCAGCATAACCACGATCGAATACTTTCTTTAGGATACCATAAGGCATTCCTGACTTATCAGCTTTTTTCATAAGGGCTGATTTAGCATCAGCTTCTTCTAAAGATTGAGCAAAACTTTTCATTTCACCAAACTTCTTTTTATAATTCTTTGTGTGTTTGCTTTCGGGAGCATTAGGTTTTGGCTCATCGTACTTAGCTTTTTCTTTTGAATCCATATCTGAATATGTCTTTTCACCTAATAGTTCAACATCATCTAACCAAACTCTTTTCTTCCATTCGCCAAATTCAACTACTAGGAAGTTAGTACCACATCTATTAATAACACCAATTTGATTTGTTTCTTTTAGAACAACCTCGTCGCCTTCTTTAAAAAGATTACCTGTTATAAACTGTTCTCTTTTTTCTGATACTGTTTCTAGTTCAACATGTTTACGATGCATATGAGTTTCTTTTAGACCCATACCCTTTCTAATTGTATTGAACAAAACCTTTGAATCTTTATAACCTTTAGGCATTCCCTTTGAAAAGTTTTCTAAGTCATTATCTGAAGCATACGCTCTAAGTTTAGATGCAGACATACCTTCAACGCCTTCAGCATCTGGATCTCTTTCTCCAGCTGAAACAACTTTAATACCATTTTCGAAGTTATAGAAACCATGTCTAGAATCGACACCGTTATATTTGTTGAGTAGAGTATCAAACTCTTTTACTCTATCAGAACCTGCAACCATAGTTACTGAGGTATAACCTTGGTCATATAATTTAGTAGCAATGTCCATAACATGTCTGACATCAGCATCAGCCATTACGCTACGAGCATGCTTTGGAAACATTTTACGTAAAAACTTTACTTTCTCTTTAAACGACAAAGGATTCTTTTTAGGATCTTGCGACTTTGAACCATATATACGATATGGATTACTACCAGCCGTTTTCTTTAGCATGTCAAAAAGTTTCTCATGACCTGAAGTTGGTGGATTAAATCTACCAAAGACGAAATAGACTTCGCCTTTAGCTTCAGTTAAATATTCGCTAAAACTCTTAAATTCCATATTATTTGTCTTTACCTTTACTCTTCAGTTTAGCTCTATCAGCTTTCTTGATTGCTGGCAATAACTTTTTAGCAATCTTAGCAATTGCACCTTTTTTACTAGCTAATCTCTTTTCAATGCCAGCTCTGCCAGCAAATGATAGATCACCTTTCTTTTTGTCTTTAAGGATTTTTTGGATCATGATATCACGAGCTTTTTTCGTGGCACGACCTTTGAGTTTTTCAGGAGATGCTAATTTTCTTGCTGCTTTCTTTTTACCTAGAGCAATTTTAGCTTTGTTTTTTCTGAAGCTAGCTTTCATCTTCATTCTATGCTGAAGTGTCATTGCTTCAGAAAAGTCTGCAGAGTCTTCGGATAGATCTGCTTCGTGTTCTTTAAACGTTTTCATGTTTATCCTCGGTTCCATTTAGTTAGGATTATCCCAACCTTTTATAATATCTTTGCTAAAGTTGTTGGTAGAAAATTCTAATCTATCAACTAGTTTAACTGCTCCACCTTCCATACGATCTATTGCAACAAAACCTTCGGGGTTGGTTACCTTAAATCCGGATTTAGTCTTAACAAAAGTACCAATTTTGTTTAAGCCATTTAGTTTATTTATAATAATTAATTTGCCATCTACAACTAAATTTTGTAAATCAAACACATTTTGCAAGTTTTTTAGATTAGATTTGTCAAAGAATTTAAGCAGCGCATCGCGTTTAGCAATTTGAGTATCTTTGCCCTTTTGACTACTTCTTTTATCTATTTCTTTTTGGTATCGTTCTTGGACAAACGCAATAAGACCCATTGCATGAGCCTTAGTATTTGTAATTCTTTGACCTTCTCTAACCTTCCTATTGTTATACACATTAATAACAAGGTTTAGTTCTTTGTTTGATTCTAACTCTTTAAGCGTAGATCCAGATATTTTTTTAAATAACTTACCAGCATCTGAAAGTTTACTATTAAGTAATTCAGTATCTTTTTTAGTCAGCGTAGCAGTTCCTGATAGATCGGATAAAGTAGCATCAACCATCCAAACATCTTTTGAAGCTTTTAATTTTGGCACAATTTCTCTACCAAATTCAGCTCTCATTGTTTCAAATGTTGCTCCACTATATATTGTATGCCATACTATACCAATCTTAGCTCGTTCAATATCTTTTGCTAAGGCAGATCCTGTTGGAACGGCATATGCAATTGTATTAGGATGAAAAACTACGTGCTTAACTCCGCTTATAGTTTCAGTTTTAAGATCAGACTTATCAAACATAAAGTCACCTTGAATTACACCCTTTACGCCAAGTGGCTTAATGTAATCAAAGGCCATCTTTAATTTTTTAGCTAGATCTCCAGAAGTATCAGCATCAATATCGGCATGAGACTTATA